GCTGTTCGATGGGGTTGATACGATCATGACCTTTTACACGCGCTTACAGAATACCGCTCAGAAGCTATTAAAGGGCAAAGGCCAAAGCCTGACACTCACCAAGATCACCGCCGGAACTTACAACCCTTCAACCGGCGGCGTGACAGGCGGGACAACTTCAACGCAGTTAGCTTATGGCGCTGTCTTTGAGTATGGCAACAAAAACATTGACGGGACGCTTATTAAAGTTGGCGACAAGCAGCTTTTACTTTCCGCTTTCAAAACAGACGGGACGGCGCTCACGGCACCGGTCGTCAATGACACTGTGACTATCGGCGGCACCACTTACACGATCACACAGGCTAAATCTTCGGCACCGGCCGGCACGGTTGTTTTATATGATTGCAATGTGAGGGCGTAAAAAAGGGGAATAACCATGATAAACAGAACAATTCAGATCGAATACAGCGAGGCCCAGATCAAGGCAATGGATGATTCCGAAAAATTGAACTTGTTGGTTGAAATAAGTTTGGCGAACCATAGGGAACTTTGCATTCAAGGCAAAACACTTTATGGAGAAGATAAAAATCCCGGTATTTGTGAAAAAATACGGGTGCAGTCATTGCGTATAAGCGGCCTCTGGTTTGCCCTAAGCGCCGCTTTTGGCTCTTTAAGCACAATGCTTTATATGCACGTTTTTAAATGAGGGCAGAAAATGGGATTTGCTTTGGACATTCAGAATTTTGCCAAAAAGTGCGGCACTAATGCTGATCTGGTCATCAGAAAGACTGTTTTGGATATTGGCAAAAGCCTCGTTGAAAAGACTCCTGTTGGTGATGCTGAATATTGGGCGCACCCGGCACCCCCCGGATATGTCGGCGGTCACGCTCGGGCGAACTGGTCACATTCAACCGGCAATCAAGTTATTCAGGAATTTAAGGAAATTGACGCTACGGGCAGCACTTCAAATAATCGAATTGCGGCAAGCGTCCCGGCAAATGCAGGCGGTAAGGTTCATTTTATTCAGAATTCCGTTCCTTACATAGAACGGCTAGAAGATGGTCACAGCAGGCAAGCTCCGAATGGTTTTGTCGAATTGACCAAGATCGAATTTCAGGATCACATTAACAACGCATTGGCGGCATTATGAGCATCGTATCTGTACGCGCAGCACTGGAAGCAAAACTAAACGCCATGACACCCGCGCTCAGTACAAGCTGGGAAAACGTACCGTTTACACCTGCTTCCGGGACTGCCTATCAAGCCGCGTACGTTCTCCCGGCTGATCCGGCAAACCCGACAATGGGGACAGGGCATTATAGAGAACAAGGTTTGTTTCAGGTTAGTTTATTTTATCCGCTTCAAGCGGGGACATTGACAGCGGCAACGCGGGCGGAGGCCATCAGAACGGCTTTCAAGCGGGGCACCACAATGACCAGCGGCAGCATCAAGGTGATTGTAACCGACACGCCACACATAGGGCAGGGCAGGGTTGACGGTGATCGGTGGATGATACCGGTGAAGGTAAAGTGGAAAGCGGAGGTTTTTGTATGACGAGCGCAAGACAACTTCAATGCCAGCCATATAAAGAATTGGGGCTTTCCTTATTTTGGCAGGTCGTGACATTGTTTCACCTGTTGTTGTTAAAACTTTTCCGTTTAAGGTTACTTTACCACCCAAGCAATAATGTGTTTGATTATTCCATTTAAGGAGCGGAGATAATTCATTTTTCATAAGACCATCCTTTCGATAGGATTATACACAAAATGACCGCAGAAGAAAAGAAAGAAATTATCGAAGCATTGAAACAACTGGAGGTTATCAAGAGAAAGCTACTCTCTTTGTTAAAGTAGCACTTTAAAATATTGGCTTAATTCTCAGGCAGTAAACGAGAGCAAAGGCAGATTCCTTAACGGGGGTCTGCCTTTTTTTGTTTTTAACGAACTTAAAAAGGAGAAATCAAGATGACAATAGCAAATGCAATCAACAAAAAGGTAATTATCGGTGTTCAGTCGGCAAAAGGGACGGTGTGCGCGGCTGATCTGGCAACGGCGCAGACCATGCGCTTTACAGAGGCCACTCAGGGACAGACAAACGAGACCTATTCGTCTAACGAGATGCGGCCCGACAGGCAGGTAGGCGACGTTAACCTTGGCCCTCAATCCTGTGACGGGTCTATGAGCGGGGAGCTTTCCCCGGATACCTACGAGAAGCTAATGGCGGCAATCATGCGGAAAGCATGGGTTGCGGGTGAAGTGTCCGGGCCTGAGTCTGATATTACCGTGGCAGTGACCACGGGCGCAGGGGCAACCTTCACAAGTGCGGCTACAGCAACCTTTTTAACCGACGGCCTGAAGGTTGGTGATGTGGTTCGGTGGACGGGGTTTGTAGAGGCAGGAACGGACGCCAGGGCGAACAACGCCCACAACTTCCTGATTACCGCACTCACTGAAACCGTTATGACGGGTATCTTCCTTGATGGCGTTCCGGCAGTAGCTAAAGCCGAAACAGAGGCTGTGACCTGTACTGTCGCCGGCAAAAAGGTGTGGATGCCCACAACCGGGCATACTGAAGATTGGCTCACCATCGAACACAACTACTCTGACGTTGACCTTTCAGAAGTGTACTACGATTGCAAGGTATCATCAATGGCAATCAAGGCCCCTGCAAGCGGAATACCTACGATTGACTTTAATATCCTCGGCCTTCAGGTCAATGATCTTATTGCCGGTACTTCCCCGTACTTCTCCGCAGCCCTCGCAATAACCACAACTGAGGCCGTTCTCTCCGGCAAAGCCCTTGTCTTCTTGGGCGGGACGCAGCAGGTATTAGCAACCGGCATTGACATTGAAGTGAAGGGCAACAACGCGGCAATGGCTCCGGTTCTCGGCACCAACATAAAACCGGGAATCACCGACAAGCGGCTTGAAGTGACCGGCAATATCTCTGTGTACTTTGAGAACGCGACTATCCGCGATTTATTCAAGGCCGGAACGGAAGTGGCAATCTACGCCGTTTTCCCGGTGTCCGAAGATGCAAGCGCTGATTTTATCGCGCTGCAAATTCCCTATGCCAAGCTCACCGGGGCAAGCAAGGACGGAGACGCGGAAATCATTCAGAGCATCCCTTTTCAGGCGATTTTCAACAGCGCAGGCGGGGCGACATTGGCGACTTTGGACACCACAATGTCTATTCAGGATTCAAGCGTAAGTTGATAAGGTGTTGAAATGACAGAAGAATGGAAGGAAATACCCAAAACAAACGGCCTTTACGAGGCAAGCACGCTCGGTCGGATTCGCTCGCTTGATCGGGTCATTATGAAAATGAACCGATGGGGGTTTGTAAGTCCCCTGAGAAAGAAAGGGCGCGTCCTTAAGCCGTGGCGTGATTGTAATGGGTATGCCGTCATTTACATTGCGGGAGAGGGTAGGAGAGAGGCGATAAACGTACACCGTCTTATTGCCTCTACTTACCTTGAAGGTTCTGGCAAGGGGCTTGATGTAAACCATAAAGACGGGAACAAAAAGAACAACCTTCCTGAAAATCTTGAGTGGTGTACCAGAAAAGAAAACATGGCTCATGCCGTATCAATGGGGATGTTTAAACCAAATACCGCTGGGCTTCTCAAGTTCAATCTCCAAAAAAGAAAGCAGATGTACGGAAGTCCAATAACGGGCGGAGCAGAGCTTCTATTTGCGTCAGCAAAAGAAGCGGCGATAGCTATTCTTGGACGCGAAAAAGGCAGCAACAATATAGCGGCGGCCGCAGCGGGAAAGCTACGGCAGGCATATGGGTATTTTTGGAAATACGCAGCATAACTTTAAAAAATAGGAGGCAACAACATGAAGGCAATCACAGATTTAGCGGCACTCGACACAGTACAGGGAAGCAACGCAGGCTTTGAAGTTTCGATTTACAATCCGGCAACCAATGAGGACTTGGGCTTATTTATTACCGTTCTAGGCAAAGATTCTGACGAATTTCAGAGAGTTTCCAGAGCGCAGCAGAAGAAGCGAATGGAAAAGATGAGCAAGGGCGGCTTCCGCAATACAAATGTGCCGCTTGAGTCGGTGGAAGCGGACGGATTGCAGCTTTTAGCAGCGGTCACGAAGTCATGGCGGCAGGGCGACAAGCAGACCGTCACGCTTGATGGACAGGAATTGAATTGCAGTAAAGAAAACGCGGTTGCTCTTTATGAGCGTTTTCCCTGGATAAAAGAGCAGGTGGACACAGCAGTAGGTGACCGCGCAAATTTTATCAAGGCCTGATTGATTCGCTGATTGAATATGCCGGGCATGAGTTCACGCTCAACGCCCGGCAGAAAGACGGCGCAACGCTCAGGGATCATCTGGAGAGCGTTTCCCGGCAGACAGGCAAAATGCCGGAAAAGTTGAAGCCGATGGAAATGCCTGATTGCCTTTTTTATTTGTGGGGCTGGTTTTGTGAGTTATCAGGCGGAAGAGGATATGCAGAATTTGGAGCGCTTCCTTTGAATTACAGCGAAATCAGGGCGTGGGCAGAATTAACAAAGAGTGAACCAACGGCATGGGAGATTGAAACCTTGAAACGGATTGACCGGGCTTATTTAACGGAGTCAAATAAAAAATGAGTGATATAGCAAACTTATACATTCGCGTTGATTCCAAAGGCGTTGTCACGGCGTCCAAAGACCTTGCTTCTTTTGAAGGCGTTGCTCAAAAGACCGAGGGCACGACTAAAAAAGTTGAGTCCGCCACTCAGTCCGCCAATTCTCAATTTGAGAAAATGAGCACAATAGTGAAGGCCGTTGCTGCTTCCTATGCCGTCTTGAAAATGGTTCAGTATATCCAAGATGCGACTATGCTTGCTGCCCGATACGAAACGTTGGGTGTGGTAATGCGTGTTGTTGGTAACAACTCGGGTTACACCGGCCAGCAGATGGAAGCATTTGCCAAAGGTCTGGAAAAAACCGGAATCTCAATGGTTGCCGCAAGGGAAACCATTGTCAAAATGACTCAGGCCCACCTTGACCTTACAAAGTCGGAACAGTTAGCGCGTGTTGCTCAGGATGCCGCTGTTATCGGAAATATCAACAGCTCAGAAGCATTTCAGCGCATGATCTACGGTATCCAATCAGGCCAGATTGAAGTTCTTCGGACAATTGGAATAAATGTAAATTTTGAAAAATCATATCAGGATGTTGCGAAGGCCACCGGTCGCGTTGCCGCTCAGTTGACAGAGGCAGAAAAAACTCAAATTCGCATGAATGTCGTCATGGATGCCGGTAAGACAATAGCTGGAACCTATGAGGCGGCAATGGGAACCGCGGGGAAACAAGTTCTTTCCCTTAAACGCCATTTGGATAATCTTAAAGTCATGTTTGGGCAAGCATTCACGCCGGCGCTTGCTGAGATCATTGGCGTTATCACTGATGCTGTTACCGGGCTAAACGGTGAATTAAGCGGAGAAGGAAAAGAAGCCATAGCAGTATGGGGAACAAATTTTCGAATTGGCATTATCAGCGTCGAAGCTGAGTTTATGCGCTTAGCCATGCTGATTGAT